TTGAAATGCTCAAGCGCCATGAGGGCGTAAGGTCCCACGTTTATTTGTGTTCTGCTGGGTACGAAACCATTGGTGTGGGGCGAAATATATCTAACACCGGTATGGGCCTGTTCGATGATGAAGTCGACTACCTGCTAGAGAACGACATCGCGCGCGTTATTAAGGAACTTTCCTCGGAATATCCGTGGTTTACCGACCTTGATGACGTACGAAAAGATGCTATTATAGACATCAGTTTTAACCTTGGTGCCACTCGACTTCGTGGTTTCAGGCGCGCATTAGCTGCTATGGACGCAGCAGACTATACAACCGCATCTTTAGAGTTTTTAGATTCCAAGTGGAGTCGGGATGTCAAGGGACGCTCAACCGAACTCGCGTACATGATCGAGACGGGTGAGTACCTATAATGAGGTTAGGAAATGCCGCTACAGAAACTACAGTTCCGTCCCGGGGTTGACCGCGAGAATACTCGCTACGCAGCCGAAGGCGGTTGGTACGAGACCAACAAAGTGCGTTTCAGACGGGGTATGCCTCAGAAGATCGGCGGGTGGGTGCGCCTGTCTAATAACTCCTTTCTCGGCATCTGCCGGTCTATGCTCAACTGGGTTACCCTCCAAGGGCAGAACCTCGTCTCGGTTGGCACTAACCTCAAGTACTACATCGAGCGCGGCGGAGCGTACTATGACATCACGCCTATTCGGTCTACAGTATCTCTGACAGACCCGTTTACTACTACGTCAGGCTCTGCGACTGTCCTTGTTACTGATGTTGCCCATGGTGCCCTCCAGAACGACTTTGTTACGTTTAGCGGGGGAACTGCGGTTGGCGGGCTTACCCTAAACAACGAGTACCAGATTAGCTTTGTAAGCGAAGACACCTACACTATTACTGCCGAGACTACGGCTTCTTCTACCGCCACGGGCGGGGGTACTGTTACTGCGGCCTACCAAGTCAACACAGGCAACGAAATTGCGGTACCTTTTACCGGCTGGAGTGCAGGTACTTGGGGGTCGAATACATGGGGCAACAGCGGCGCTACACTTGCTCCCATACGGCTTTGGAGTCAGGCTAACTTTGGCGAAGACTTGTTCTTTACCTACCGTGGTGGTGAGCTTTTCTACTGGGATGCAAGCAACGACATAACTACTCGCGCTGTGTATGTGTCCTCGCTGGGCGGTGCGTCAGACGTTCCTGTAATAGTTAACAAGGCTTTCGTGTCGGACATCTTCCGGTTTGCGTTCTGCTTTGGTGCGAACGATTTGGGTACTAGCGTGCTTGACCCCATGCTTATCCGCTGGTCTGACCAAGAAGACGTAGCTAACTGGACGCCTGCGGCTACTAACCAAGCCGGTAGCCTACGCCTGTCACGCGGTAGTGAGATTGTTACTGCCATCCAAGCACGTCAGGAAGTACTGATTTGGACCGATACGGCCCTCTACGGCTTGCAGTACCTAGGTGCACCGGAGGTGTGGGGTGCGCAGTTACTAGGCGACAACATTACTATAGCTAGCCCTAACGCTGCGGTTTACTCAGGCAACATTGCCTATTGGATGGGTACGGATAAGTTCTACAGCTACGACGGTACGGTCAAGACGCTGCCTTGTTCGGTTAGAAGTTATGTATTTAACGACTTCAACTTCTCTCAGTACGACCAAGTAATAGCAGGTACTAACGAGCGGTTCGACGAGATTTGGTGGTTCTATTGCTCTGCCGACTCTACTCAGAACGACCGCTACGTGGTGTACAACTACCTGCAAGACATCTGGTACTACGGCACGCTTTCACGCAGCGCTTGGATCGACTCTGACCTGAGAGAAAACCCACTGGCGGCTACGTACAGCAACAACTTGGTTAACCACGAAGTGGGCTACGACTGCCAAGAAACGTCCACGCCGTTCCCGATTACAGCTACGCTTATCTCCTCTGAGTTTGACTTGGACGACGGCGATAAGTTTATGTTTGTTAATAGAATGTTACCTGACGTAACGTTTGAGGGTTCTACGGCAGATAGCCCCGCCGCTGTGATGACTTTATCTCCTATGGAGAACTCCGGTTCTGGGTACAACAACCCGCTATCAGAAGGCGGCAACAGCAGCGCTACGGTAACTCGTTCAGCCACAGTGCCTATTGAGCAGTTTACAGGGCAGGTCTTTGTACGGGTACGCGGTAGGCAGATGGCCTTTAAGATCGAGTCCACTGAGCTGGGTGTGGCTTGGAAGCTAGGTATACCACGACTGAATATGCGTCCCGACGGTAGGAGAGGCTAGTGGCTCAGAGACTAGTACAAAAAGTCCAAGCGCCCGCGCTGCCCGTACCCAAGGACAGTCCACTCAAGCAGTATCTGGACGACCTGAACAACATATTACGCCTGTTTTTTAACCTGCTAACTAACGCGGTTAATAACGTAGTAGGTGAGTTTGGGGGTGCGTTTCTTGAGGTGCCGAATGCTTTATACTATTCAACCGTAGACCAAACGCTAGCGGCTACCAATACGGGCTACAAAATAACGTTTAACAACACGTACTTAGAGAGTGGTATGGTGTTAGATGGCGGTACAGAGTCTGAGCTTACCGCGTCGTATTCTGGGGTGTACAGCTTCCAGTTTACTGGTACTTTGACAAGCACTGACAGTAGTTCTAAAGACGTTTACCTTTGGCTCGCTAAAAACGGCACCGATGTAGGTTTTAGCGCACGTCCATACACCATTTCGGGTTCGGGTAGAATGCTGGATATTACGTGGGGTTTTAGCATAGACCTTGCGGTTGGGGACTACTTAGAATTTTACTGGTCTGGGAATAGCACAGCCGTAAAACTAGACGCGAGCGCAGCGGCCACACCCCACCCGGGAATACCGTCTGCCGTAATTACAGTTTCATTTGTTTCGGCGCTTCCAACAGTCGCGCCAACACCTCCGTAGGTTAGGAAAGAACATGCCAACAAAAACACTAAGTCTTGGCCCCACCCGTATGGATGATGCCCCGGCGTTTTTAGAGGGCGAGGTGCTTTTCCCAAATTCAGGTCTAGATTCTCATACCCGATTTAACGAAGTATGGCGTAACGGTGGTGGGAATGCTTTCTCTGCGCTAGAACAGCAGCTTTGGGAAGATTTTGCTCCACGGCTAGGTGCGTTTGACCCCAACGACCCCGAATTTCAAGCGGCAATGGACGCGCTTATATCTGCGGGCACGGCTAATATCCCTACCGTTTTTAGTGCGGCTGACTACCTCCAAGGCGTTAATGTCGCTGATGGCATCTCTGACGCTGAAACAGACCTCGTTGTTCAACTTTTGGCCTCGGGCGCGGTAACTGCGGCTGACGTAGAAGCTGCCACAGGCATTCCTGCTCGTGGAGTAGTAGATGTAGGGGATGTAGCCCGAGAGTTTGGCTTACCTGAAAGTGTAATTGCTTCTGCGTATGAGGCTAATCGACCTGCTCCGGCTCCAGAGTCTATTTATGACAATCTTGATATAAATAGTGTTTATCTTGCGCCTAGTGAAACTAGCGGCGATTTATACCCCGAGGACGATTTTGTTAACGTAGATGAGTCCGGCCGGGACTTTGAAGCAAAAGTGTTTGAAAGGGGAGACTCGGATGTATTTCAGTCAGACCAAGGTGGATCGCGTTACTACGGTGACACCTCTGCCCCTAGTTCTGCGCAAGACATGTTTAATCAAACATATGCAGAGGCAATGGCTAACGAAAAGTTAGCTGCCGATCTAGAAACCCAACTAACCCCCGCACAGCAAGAAGCCCAACTCCTTGGCTTATCCGAAGCCCAAATGAATGCCAAAACCGAGGACATGCTAGATAGCATCCTTAACTCGCAAGGTGAGAACGAAACTGGCTTTGTTAACGAAAGCGCTCGGATAGCGGCGGAAGGCATACTCAAAGGCAAAATCCTACAGGCTGGGGTTACTGATCCCGTTGCACAAGAAGCGGCACTTAAATCGGCTATGGAGTCTCTTGAAGAGGGCGGCTCTGGGCTTGATGCAGTTAAAGCCGCAGCAGGTGGGGCAAAGGATTATGTTGAAGAACTACTAAAAACGGCCAAAGATATACTAGACAAAGGTTACGACGCCACCATAGGCAAGTTGCCTGAGATACTTACGCCCGAAGGAATACTTGCCGATATCGTCAACGGAAATGTTACCGCTGTATTTGAGATAGGAGAAACAGGGGGCGCACTTCCCGGCGCTACTTCTCCTGTGCTTGGCGGGACAGTTGGTACGGCTGGGGGTGGAACTAACGTAGGCATTATGTCTACAGGCAACGCTGTCCTAGACGCAGTGCTTAAAGCTGCTAAAGACGGGGTAGACGCGGAAGATATAGAGAACGTAGTAGGCGCGGTTATAGCCAACACCACAGGCATACCCCCTGATGTCATAGACGCGGGCATAGGCGGGGCTAAAGAAGCCATAGACGCCGCTAAAACTGTTATAGGCGCTAACGTAACTGGTGAAGACGACGACGATGACGACGCTACAAACATAACCCTAACTGGCGGTACAGCTACTACTAGAACTTGCGATGATGGAAGCGTGGTAGGCATAAACGAAGCATGCCCCGAAGACATTACTACTCTTATAGGCGGGGATGAAACTGGAACGGGCGACTCAACAACCGGCGCTACAATCACTTTGAATGAGGATGATGAAGTAGTTTGTGGGGACAACCAATACAAAGATTTTGTTACAGGTCAGTGCGTAGATACACCTTGTCCCGCAGGGCAAAAGCGAGACAAAAACGGAAACTGCTACACGCCGGGTGTTACTGACCGTGAAGTTATAGACGACGATCTTGTAGCAAAAACTAACCCTTGTGACGACCCAGCTTATGCTGCCGCTAATCCAGTTAAATGTGCCGTAGATATAGTAGAAGAGAAGGATTGTACTGATCCCGCTTATGCTGCCGCTAATCCAGTTAAATGTGCCGTAGATATAGTAGAAGAGAAGGATTGTACTGATCCCGCTTATGCTGCCGCTAATCCAGTTAAATGTGCCGTAGATATAGTAGAAGAGAAGGATT